CATGTAATAGACGAAACCGGCGGGCGTGCATACGCCGGACACGTACTTGCACGGCAACCCGCGCGGGTTGAACGAGGGCAGATCCGGGTAATTCAATGGCGTGTAACTCAGGACGGTGGAGGTCAGCGCCGCCGCCTGAGCGCCGGTGGGCACCGCCACCTGAAACGCGGATCCGCCCAATTGGACCTGCAGATCAGTGCCGGGCGATGTCGACGGGTCGGTCGCGTCCTTGGCGAAGGCGAACGGCACGCCGCCTTGCCGTACGAAGTGGACCGTCAATGTTCTGTTTCGTTTGACCGCCTGCATGCGGCCGCTCTGAATGAGCCCAGCCAGGCTGCTGGACGCTCCGCGCAACTTCGCATGGGCGATCGCCCCTAGGAGAGTCGGAACGGACACCGCCGCCATCGTCCCGATGATCGCCACAACGGTCAGCAATTCGAGCAACGAGAAGCCCGCGCTGTTGCGGGCCGCGGCCGCCAGATGCGGACACCGACGGATCCTCATGCCGCCCAAGCTGTGCAATGGCCCGGCCATTTACCCGTGCCGGCAACCGACTCGTAAGCCGTGGTGTTGATGCGGGTTACGACAAGAGGTCAAGCTTCCAGCGAATTTCGTATGTGCGAGCTTGGGTCGCGAATCACGCTTTTGTGCGCGCCGGACCTACAAGCGTCACATCGAGCCGCGGCGGCATACTGCGACCTCGCGGCATACCGCCACCACGCGGCATAGACGAGTCATTTGCCCTTGGGTCTCGGCGCTGAGTAACCTCCCTCCGCCCGCATGACCGCGTCGACTGAGGTGCGAGCGCCGCGGCAGCTCAGTCGCAACCGGCCACAGTCCGAACGCCCGCCGTAGCAGTTCCTGCCACGCTTGACCTCACCTCCTCAGCACCTGCTGCGTACATCCTCGCGAGGTTCTGAACACACCCGCCAAATTACGCCGGAATTGACCGTGTTACTGGCAGGAGCCACTGTTGCACACGTGACGACATGTGCTCGTCGCGCGCGCGGCTACCGGAAGCCGGCTTCACGCTGATCGAAGTCCTCGTCGCGCTGTCGCTCCTCGTGGTGATGTCGCTCGGCGTCGTGTGGTTGTTCACCGTGGCGATCGACGGCGGCCGCGTGGCGCGCGATCGCACGATCGGGCTCGCGCTGGCGGTCGGCAAGATGGAGCAGCTTCGCAGTCTCGAATGGCGCTTCGAGCTGGATGCCTCCGGTCTGCCGCTGCCCCCCCGGCCATATTCACCCATATATTCCGCCCCGTATTGAGACGGTCCGGCAAAGCCGGGAGGTTGCAATACACCGCTGCCTACGGGCCTTCCGCCGGTTAAATCTCCTATAAGGGACGGGACAGTACCAAGCCGCGAAACAAGATTTCCTACCGCCGTGGCATAAATAAAGAAATCAGACGTTTTAATCTTGTCGACAATATCCCCAATGGCTTTTATGTTTTCGTAAAAACTAAGAGCGGATGCAGCAGACTCGGCCACATAGGTTTTAATGTCCGCCCAATATCCCGCAAGTTTTTGATTTAATCGCTCTATGTCCTGTTGGATGGGCCACCAACCCTCCCGCAAGGTTTTGTCTGCCTTCTCAAGCTGGTCGTTTATCTCCTTGGCCTTCTGCACAATGTCCGGGGGCCATTTAACCTTCTCGACCCCATCAAGTGCCTTCCTCATGTTGCCCACGGCGTCAACGCCATTGCGCAACATAGTCTCAAAATCTTCGCCAAAGAATCCTTTTGCAATATCGAAGCGAGCTAAATCCCTGCCCTGTGATTGTAGCTTGTCAAGGAGATCAAGCACCACCCTATATTGATTCTCAAGGCTAGTGGCAGCATTGTAAGCAGTAACATCGCCTTGGCCGATATTCCCGGCTCTAGCATGTAACCCGAGAAGCTCTTGAGCACTGCTTTGGTTAGGCTGTCCCTCATGGCCTAAATTAACCGTAGCAGATTCTCTAGCCTTGTTTAAGGTTCGAACAAGCGTCTCAGTTTCAACACCAAGCTCGTGAGCCTGCTTTGTCCATGCCTGAAAAAAGTTAGTCCCAACTCCAGCCGTGGCCGCATCCCGCCCGATCTTGACAAGCTCCTCAAGCCTATCAATCGCCTCTTGGATTGAATCCCTGACCAAATGAAAAGCTAACGTAGCAGCCCCAAACGCCACTAGGCCAGTTAGCGCCGCACCCGCAAGACTCGGAATCCTACTAAGAACCTTTTGGAAATCATTTGAATGATTGGCCGCCGTCTTCATGGCATCGCCAATAGTCACCATGTTCTTGGTGACTACGCCAGCAAGATTAGCAATATCATTGCGAGCCGCAGTGGTGTCGGAGTGGAAGGTGAGTTGTAGCGGTGCGTTCGCCATTATGCCCGCCCCGCCATCTTTTCTTCCGAAAGAACCCTGATGTATTCTTGTTCGGTCAGGTACTCGCTGTCTTCCGCATTCCCGGAAGAGTTGGCCTTCATGTAGCCTTGTACCGCCGCATGGAATTGAGCAATGGACATTAGGGCGATCCTATCGGCCGTAAAGTTCATTGCACCACCTGCTGTGTAGAAGTCGCTGAGGTCTCCGGGTTCTCGCTCTCGTTCTGTGTCTGCGCTTTTTTTTTATCATCTTCGCTGACTTCTACACCATTGACCGCCGCCTGTAGAATGCGAGCCGAAAGCTCCGCATACCACATCAATGGCTCGGCATGGTAAGGCATACAAGTAGCCGAAGCTTCTGGCCCAGACATACCGCCACCTTCAAGCCCCAAGCGAATGGTTTCCCATATATCGCTGGCCTTAAATTGGTGCGTCGAAAGGCGGACCATGATGCCGCCTATGCCGCACCCACAAAGGCGCTCGAGGTCCGCTATCTTGCCAAGCGGCAGAAAGAAGCGACGAGTCTGTCCGGCAAAGTCCGCAAACAGAACCGTGCGAGAGGTGTCAACCTTCACGCAGCAGCCGGCGCATAAGTCAGGGTGTCGTCACCGCGACAAGTGGCCGTGAACGTGACCAAGCCATTATTCGTCTTGCTCATAACAAGCGATTCGAACCAGATAGCGCCAGTGTAAGTCCCGCCACCTGCTGCTAATAGCTTGTCGACAAGGATCTGCCATCGGCTGGGCGATTGTGCGGAGTATTGCGTATCAAGAATCTGATACTGCAAAGCATCGACAATCCCCGAGAACGTCAGGCCCCATTGTGTAGAGCGGAGGATGCTCTTCCGTGCCGGGATAGCCGTAGGGACGGCGCAGTCCGGGACAGTTGCGTCTTCGAACTCATTGTTCCGCGTCAGGCTTACAGTCTGAGCGAGACAGAAGAACGAGAACACTTCAGGAGGACCGAGAGCAGTGGAACGATAGAGGCGGAACAGGTTGCCCGCCAAGAGATTCGGAGTAGCCATTTATGCCTCTTGAGAGATGCGGGCTTAAGTGCCCCTTGCTATCGTGGTCTGGACGTCCACGAATACCGATTTAGGCGCGTTTGGATCTACAACGTCGCCCGCTTGAATGATCTTGAGTGGTTCTTCCTGGAAGTACGGATGCGGCAGCGTAAAGGTCACAAGGTCCAAGGACTGGATTGCCGCCTCTGCCGCTTCCCAAACCTGGGTTCGATTCCAGCTTGTGTATATGACATAGAGGCGAAGCCGAACGGTCCAGGCTTGATAGCAATCAAGAACGATCCGAGTCCGACCGGCCGGCCCGATGTAGATATAGGGGGGCGGAATATCGGTAGGGATTTGGTCGAAGACGTTTTGGCCAATTCCACTTATCGGACTCGTCTTAAGCTGACTGCGCACTGCATTCAGCAACGCGATTTCTGGCGTCACTTAGCAGGCTTTTCCTTCTGAGGAGCCGATGGCCCGCCCTCTAGGTGCTCGCCGTGGCCGCCCTCTACAATCTGCTTGATGTGATCGTGAGGCGCCGTGCCCTCAAACCCAGCAGGATAAACTACCGTGGAGGTTTGGTTCGGCACAATCGTTACCTGCCGATGCACTTTCACCTTAGCCATATTCTCTTGTTCCTCAGCCATTTTTCATTCCTCGCTTGCTATGCGTTGCAGACTGTCGCCCCACTTCTCCAGAACCTCGTTAGCCGAGTTCCAAAAGAAAGGTTGTGCTTCGTTAAACTTCGTTCCGTACTCCACATAAGGAGCGTAATCGGCATGCGACCCGGTAGGGGATTCGGCGCTTGCCGTTACCGTAAAGTATCTGTCGTCCTCTTCCCATGAAATGCCGTTCAGCAGCGCTCCGCTATCGACAGGCACTCGCGATTTCATAAGGTTGACCATCTCCTCGGCTGCATCCCGGCCCACCTGATGCGACCTAGTGGCAAGCTTCACGGCATACTTGGCAAGCTGTCTATAGACCGTTGGGAGACCGACAACCCCGACCAGACCGCCGCCAACGTTCCAGGCCGTCTGGACATTTGGATTGCCACCGAACTCATGCACCGCCTCCTTGAGGTGCGGGAAATGGTGCACCGCATGTTGTATTCTCTCGGCAGCCCCAAGAGCGCCCAGGACAGAACTATGCGCGCCTAAAGCCTCAGATAGGTGTGCGCCCCTACCAGCCGCCCTGATTGCTCCTCCTAGGAGGGAAGCCATCATTGCCCGCCAAGCTGACGCCGCAGCGTCATTTCAATCGAGCCATTGCGCCGATTGGGAAGCCCCACGGTAATGATATCAAAATTCTGGCCCTGCACGACCGCCCGATCCGCCAGCGTAATGGTGCGGGTTGTTCTGTCGTCCCGAACCCTCACGATGCAGTCTATCGAATCCTCTGAGCGGCCGCCTTCCGCGATCTCTCGCCCGG